TGTTAGGATGATGACCCTCAACATCAAAGAAGTTAGACAAGCGTGTATGGCACTTCTTTTTGAAGAGTACCACTGCATGCAGATGTGGTTCACCACTCTGGTGAGCTTCTATACATATCCTTGCATATTGTACCTCCAGTTTCTTGTTCAGTTCTTCGAACAGTACTTGCTTAGACAAGGCACAGTTAGGATACGTAAGAAATACACGTTTTGCTTGTAGTCTAAACTGTGAGGCTTCTTTTGTCATAAAGTGTGAAAATTCACACTTCTATTTATACCCATGTGGCTTAGATGTCAAAAATTATGGTATAAGATCAGATGATCAGATGTGGCGTACTCTGAGTTAGGTAGGGTATGGTTTAGTAGGTAGGTTATATTGGAGACACGGTGGGGGACAATCTTCCTATAATCAGAGCCATAGAGCCACTACCCCCCTTATATAATATTACGGGGGTAGTGGGAGTCGGCGACCTATTAGGTCCCGACACTACTATATATTAGGCGGATTTAATTTAAATACCCATGTGGAGTGCTTCAAAACCAAGGAACTTTTACAATCAATTAAGAACAGTTGGCAGAGGTATTACTGCAGGTTATAACTTTGGAAAAGGTGTTTATAATGGTTATAAGACTGGAAAACGTATGCTTAAGAAGTATGGAGGTGGTGCACCTGCTAGAAAGAGAAGACGTATTTCAAAAGGTGGTGGAGTAATAAAAAGTGGATTTTCCGGAATTACTTTTTCAGGTTTTAGAAAAAAAAAGAAATTGTATCCAAGTGTTAGAACTGTTTTACGATCTAATCAGCTTTCTGTTTACAGAATCACTGATACTGATAGAGTAGAATGGGATGCAGGAGCGCAGGCCGCTCGATCTTATACTTTAGGTACTGCAGCCGATATGCAATTATTGTTTGCTAATATCGGTGCATCAGGTACTGGACAGGATACTACTCGTATGATAGTAAAAAATATGAAGATGAAATGGAATTTAACTAATCAAAGTAATGCTAATTGCATTATAACTTTATACGATATAGAATATCGTAATGATGCCAACGTGGGTGATTTTGGTACTCCTATTTTGGCTTGGGCAAATGGTATTGCACGTGCTGAAGAGGGAGGTGATGCTCCTGGAGTTGCTAATGTAGGTAGTACACCCTTTATGTCGTCTGACTTTTGTCGTAACTATCGTGTAGTCAAAGTTACAAAGATTTATCTTGATCCGGGTAAATCTCATGTTCACTTTATTCGAATTGCATCTAATAAGATGTTGAATAATGGGATGACTGATCCTAGTGCTCAGCCGGTTGCTTATCGTGGATTTTCTCATGGATTAATGGCAGTATTTCAAGGTTTACCTGTCAATGACGGTACAACTGATACACTTATTGCTATGGGATCTGGTGCAGTTGATATAGTTGAGGAACGTGAGTATCAACAGGCTTATCCACAGTATGGACTTAAACGTTATTATAATGATAATAACCAAGGAACGATTACTACTGAGAAGTTCGTTGGAGATGAAACTGGAGATGTTGAAACATATACAGAAGCTTAATAAATTTATTGAGGTGTTAGAAAAGTTGGCTGGAGAAAATGCACTGTGTTGACTCTTCTTCTGATTGCCTCGTCTGAGGTGTCGAAGATCGGGACGTTGGCGGTGAAGATCTTCTGTATACCGGCTGGAATGTTTGCTGTTCCGTATCTAACATGGATTGATCTCGGCAGATCTCTGTCGACCAGTTGGATCTGAGCCTCTCTTGGTATGTGAATGAAGGACATATCGTCGAAGATGATTGACTTATGGTCTTTAGTGACTGACTTAAGGGTGTCCATGTGGGTGACGAGCAGAGCAGGCTTATTTGCCTCTCGTAATGCCCAAGTCGTCTTTCCAATTCCGGAAGGTCCGATGATGAGGTGAGAACGTCTGTCCTCAGCATCAATTCTATAGGCGTCCAGGTCGGGACGGATGGTACCACTTGATCCACTTTCAGTTATAGTAAACATACTTGCTCTTTCTCTCCATGCTTGGTCTGCGTATGCGAAAGGGACTTTCTTTTTAAGACAATATTTAAAATATTCTTTCTTTGGCAGAGTATCTGCCAGACTAGATAGATCATCTTCAATTTCGTCCTCATCTTCCTCGGAACCAAAATCATCCCAATCATCGCCTTTTTTTACATAGTTTAGCGATGCGGGCCAGTTGGTTACCCTTTGAATGTTAGGATGATGACCCTCAACATCAAAGAAGTTAGACAAGCGTGTATGGCACTTCTTTTTGAAGAGTACCACTGCATGCAGATGTGGTTCACCACTCTGGTGAGCTTCTATACATATCCT